GTGCCATCTATTTCTCTACATATATCTGATGTTCTTGAATCTAATGTTGCTATGTTTATATACTTTTGGACCCCTAACTCATTAAAACATTTTTGCCTTGATGCACTTGAGAAAAAAGCAGATTCTGTCATCACCAGTGTTCCAGCCTTATTCTTACTAACATTAAAATCCTTTGAGATTTTATCTATTACTTTATCTGGTGGATTTCCCAAAATTATTGATTGTGTCAAATCTGTTTGTAATGTTTTAATTAGTGCTTTTTTATTTTTCCAAATTCTATCAGAAAATGTTTGTTCATCTGTAGTCCAGGGTTTAGATATTATACTTTGTATTATGTCTAAATTTAATGTTGCAAATTTAAATGCTACATTTGAACCCTTTTGGAGCTCATAGGCTGTTTTATAGTAATTATCTCTGTATGTTTCTAGTATAAAATCATTTGTATTATTGCTTTCATCATAATACAACTTTTCAACTTGTTGTTGTATTTGTAATTCTAATGCCTCTAATCTAGAAATATGTATTTTTGAACTTGCATTTTCCAATTGCTTTTTCCAAATTAGATCTATTCCATTTTCTTCTCCATATTTTATATATTCTTGTACATCCCAGTTCAGTTCTTTCAGTTCATCACTATTCAGCCACTTTTTTGCTTCCTTTAAGCTAATTTGATTATTTACTGCAAATCTTACTAACCAATTATTTATTTCTTTTTTTACGGTGCTTAATGCCTTATCGTATGTTTCTTTTAATTCTGTAATATATTTAGCCTCATTCAGCAATTGTGCTTTTTCAAGTTCTTCAAATCTTTTAGTCCAATATTCTGCATTATTTCCCATTATTTATCACCAACTTTTGAACTTCCATCTTCTGTTTTGTTTCCTAATTCCTTTATCATTTTGTTATAATCACTTTCATTTTTTGCCGTTTCTGCTTTTTCTTCTTTATCTATCTTTTCTTTTTCATCTTCAACATCATTAACATAAGGATGTCTTGATAATATTGTATCTTGACTTAACATTTCTAGACTTGCTTGGCAATTTTCTATTAGTTCTTTTTCATTTACAGTCATTGTTTTATTAAATACATATTCTACTTCTTTATCAGAATAATCTTTGCCTGTGCTCATTTCAACCCAATTATTATAGAAAAACATAAAATATTCCAAACTACTTTTAAATTCTGTTTCTATGTTACTACAGTCTAAATCTAGGTCAGCATATAATTGTTTTAACGCTACACCAGACTCCTTTGTTCCAAATTTTTCGCTTTGAGTATCAACGCAAGAGCCACCCTCATAAATATCTTTTCTTAATTGTTCAATAAAACTTTTAAATGCTTCTATATTTAAAGTTATATCTTTACGATCGTATTCTCCATCAGTATCTAAAAATACTGTATTATATGTTGCTAGATTTTTTTGAAAAGTTCCTGCTTCCGACTGATAATTTTTTACAACATTTACTCCATCTGGTGCTTCATAAATTGAATCTCCTGTTCTAGAGCATAATTCATCGTAACAATCAATAAGGCTTTTCAATAAATGAATTAATGGCATTTCATCTCCATTATACTTGAAATATATGAAAGGTATCTTTTTCCATCTTTGTGGTTTTCCATCAAGTTCAAAATGTGCAACAATACTTGTTCCTTCTCTATCTTTTCCAATTACTAATTTGCTTCTCTTGTCTACTTCTTCCACATCTTCTTGTAATGTAGAACCATCATAGATATAATACCTTACACCATCTAAATCCCAATACTCTACTTTTGTTTTCTTTTCTCTTTCTGTTTCACTTGTATATACTTCAACTTCATATGTCATTATAATTGCATCTAATATTTCGTGTTCTTCATCTTGCCATAATGGTATGATTCTAGTTGCATATCTTAACCTTGCTTTTAAATCTCCATTTTCATCGATATATATTTGCCACCAAGCAATTCCTCTTTTTACTGCTTCTATTAGTGTATATTTTAGTCTTTTATGCATTTTATTATTAAATAAATCTTTCAATAAGTCCTTGTATTCTTCATCTTCATTTTCATTTTTGGCTAAAACTTGTTTTATTGTTGGCTTTTTTCTTAAAAGATATCCTGCTTTTTGGTTTATCATTTTATATATAATCGGATGTTTTAATTTATAATTTTTTGCATGTGGTGCTACTTGTTCTTCTCCATTTTCTGCAATAATAATTCTTCGTTTATCTTCAATATCACCTTGATTTTTGTAGTATTTACTTCCTTCTACCATTTCCTTAAATGTATCTGATTGCTTAAAATCATCTATTTGTAAATCTATAAATTTTGACAATACCAGACCTTTTTTTGCTCCTTCTGCTATTATCATTTTTATTCTATCCATCTCTGTTATCATTATTTTTCTCTCCTTACTGCACAAAATATGCTCCCCTTTTCTTATTAGGGTATAATGTTTGTAATAAGTATCTTAATGCATCTAATGCGTGATCATTTTGTTTGACTGGTTTATCCTCTCCTTTTTCCTGTGCCTTTTCGTCCCAAATGTATGAATTAAATTCTCTTATTATATTAGGACACTTTTCTTCAACAATATGGATTCTTTCTTCATCTAACCAATTCAAAACTAAATTTATACCATCTATAACCGCATTGTCTGCTTCCTTAACGGCTATTTTATTTTGCTTAAATAAATTAATTAAAGATGTAGCACTTGGATCTATAATAACCTTTCTAATTTCCAAATCTCCAATTAATTTTTTATAATCATTTAAAAACATTGTGTCAGTCTTTGTTATTTTTTCTTCCTGTCCTTTTTTGTTCTTTTTAGTTCCTTTATTGTAATATTCATCTAATATCCATACTTGTGGCTTTCCATCAATATATTTTATTCCACATAATAAGAATACCTGTGGATTTGTAATTCCATAGTCTGATGATACATAAAAGAAATCAAACTTTTTAGGAATATCTACAGGTTTTATGCAATGCTTAATCTTATCAAAATTAGGATATATAATACCTTCAGCAAGTACCCACAACCCCAATATAAATCTTTGAAAGAAAACTCCTACAAACATTTTACGATATCTTTCTTTTGTTTCCTCATCAAGACTTGGATTATCATCCATTGTAAAATGTAAATGTAATATATTTTTTTCTTTCTTTTTATCAATCCATTCAACTTTAAACCAATGATTTGGTCCTTCTGGGTTGCAGTTAAACCAGTATTTTGAACCTTTTACAGAGCATCTAGCAAGTGCTTGGTTTACAAAAGACTGTGGCATCAATGCAACTTCATCTAAAAATACCCCTGCAGCAGTAATTCCGTTGTACTAAATCTTGTGATCTTTCATCCTTACCACCAAAGATATAGAAATAATTTATTATTTCTCCTTTGGATATTTCACACATATTGTCTGCACGCCTATCTTTTATTTTATATCCCTGTGCTCTTAACATTAGCTTCAACCAAAAAAGAACATTCCTACGAAATGCTCCTACTGTTTTTCCTGCCAATATAAAATTTTGTCCATTAAATCTTGTCATTGCCCATAAAACAAATGATAATGACATACATAATGTTTTACCTGCTCTAATACTTCCATCTGCAATAATTCCATTTTTATCTTTTACTGGACTTTTATCTGTCCACCAGGTCAAAATCTTCTTTTGTTTTAAACTAAATGGCTTAAACTTGAATAATGTACCATTTTTTATTTTTTTTCTTAAAGTAATAGCATTTTGCATTACTTTGTTTCTTAGATTAGATATTCTTTCATCAAAACTTTTACTATTATTCTTCAGTGTAATCATTCCATGCACCTTCTGTCGAATCGTTTAACGCTTGTATAAAACTGTCATCTTTCATATCTTCATTATTTGAGCTATCATCCTTTGCTGCTTCCATTTCTAATCTAATCAAATCTAATTCAAGTTTTCTATCATCAGTTTCTATTTTGTGATAACTATCAATATATCGTCTTTTGGCCTCTTGCACTCTTGTAAGTGATTCTTCTAGTCTTTGAATAATATTTGTTGTACTTTCTGCTTCAGTTGTTGTAGTTGCTCCGTTGCTTTTGTATGAAATATTTTTTGATGTACTTTTAGACATTCTCACAATTGTTAAGTCTTTGCCTTCTTTTACATTTTTTATCCTCTGCATCATTCTTCTTTCTCGTATGGATAGCATTTTTATTTCTGACATTATCTGATATTTCTTATCGTATAGTTCTGTTTGTTTCATAATAGCTTTTTCTTCATCTGTCAGTAGGTCATCATATATTGTTTCATATTCTCCAGTTTTTAATGCTCTAGTGTTTCCTTTTTCTGCTCCTGGTCCACCCTTATTTCCTTTTGCATTTTGATTTCCTTTCTTTACCTTACTTAAGTTGCTTTTTCTTTTCCAATTTTTCTTTTTTACTAAATAAAGAACTTCGTTATAAGTGACATCATGTTTTTGTGCTATTTGTTTATAGGTTTTTCCTGCCATATAGTCTTTTTTTATTTTAGAAATTTTGTTATTATCATCTATCACATCATATCACCCACCTACCTTTTCAAATATTTATTCCATTACCTATTTGTAATAATTC